ACAATAACAACTCATAGTGGAACAGCGGCTACATTTGTTACAAGATCAGTTGAAGTGACAGGACTTCGCTGGAATACAACTGGTCAAATAACATTATTATTTGCTGGTGGAACTGCAACCCAAGATATTGCACATCTTGCAGGTAACGGAGTTTGGGACGAAACAAATCATTTTTATCCAATCGGTATGGGTACCGCAGCAGGTGGTGCAACACTAGGAGATATTACTATTGCTGCAGTTGCGGCAGCTGCAAATCACTGTACAGTACAAGTGGTTATCAAAAAGTTGAATGGATACGACACTCCAAATTATGAAGGTAATGGACCATTAGGATATATGGCTTATCAAGCTGGAAACTTCATGTAAGGAGTATGAATGAAAACTTTTAACGAATTTCAAGAAGAAATGATAGATGAAGTTCTTGACGAAAAGGTAGTCAAAAGAAAGAAAAAAACTGCCCAACAACGTAGACAACAAAAAATTGCCTATCGTAAGAATCGTCAAAAATTGAAAATGGCTGCTAAAAAATATAGAAAAACTGCAGGGTATAAACAATTGCAGAAAAAGGCTAAAAGAATGAGAAAAATGGGTAAGACTGCAACTGGTAGAGATATTTCGGTGAGAGGTGGTTCTGGGTCAGAAAATAGACTTCAAAAAATGAAAAAGGATATAAGAAGGTGAAAACTTATTCTGAACTCATCGAAGCAATGACTGTTGCCCAAAGACTCAAGAGATCAAGAGTCATGAAACAGAAGTCTAAACTTATTGCTCGTAAAAGAGAAATATCCATGAAAAAACCACCAAGTCCAGAGAAGATAAACAAGGCGGTAAAGAGAGCAGTCAGAAATAAAGCATTGTCTATTGTAGATAAAGCTGGTGTATACAAAGATGCATCGCCAGGATTAAAACAAAGTATAGAAAAGAAAGCAGATTTAAAAGTTAAAAAATTGGGTGGAAAGTGGACAAAAAGACTTAGACCACAAGTTAGAGCTCAAATGAAAGATGCTTACAAAACCCGCATGGGTAAAGGTTCAACCGCCGTTCTTCACGATGAAGACTAGGAGAGAAAAATGAAACTAATTAGCGAAGAAGCAACCAACGTAGAGTTTCTTACCGAAGCCACAAAAACTGGTAAGAACTATTTCATTGAGGGTGTCTTCATGCAAGCCGAAACCAAGAACAGAAATGGACGCATATATCCAAAAGAAGTTCTTGTCAAAGAGGCAAAAAGATACACTAAAGAGTTTATCGAAAGTAAGAGAGCATTCGGTGAACTTGGGCATCCAGATGGGCCAACTGTAAATCTTGAGAGGGTTTCCCACATGATTACAGAACTCGTAGAAGTAGATCAAAATTTCATGGGTAGAGCCAAAATCATGGATACTCCTTACGGAAAGATAGTAAAGAACTTAATTGATGAGGGTGCTCGTTTGGGTGTTTCATCAAGAGGGATGGGCTCATTGAAGCCTGGAAAGGATGGTATTCAAGAGGTACAGGGCGATTTTTATCTCGCTACTGCAGCCGACATTGTTGCTGATCCTTCGGCCCCAGATGCATTTGTTGCCGGAATTATGGAAGGTAAGGAATGGATTTGGGATAATGGTCTTCTCAAGGAAAAACAGATCCAAGAGTATAAAGACCAAATCGAAAAGTCTTCAAGAAAAGACAGAGAGCAGACACTCGTTAGTGCTTTTGAAGACTTCATCAGTAAACTTTAAAGTTTATATTCTTATAAATAATAATAGTAAATTTTATTACACAAAATAGGAGATTTTCAATGTCTGAAGAAATTTTGGAACAACAGTCTGAAGAACTGGAAGAAGAGCAACAAGCTGTGGCGGAATCTTCAGATGAAGAAATCTTGGACGAAGCTAAGGCTAAAGTCAAAGAAGAAGATGATATGGAAGATGAAGAGGAAGAAGAGATGGAAGAAGCTATTTCTATTCCTAAAACCAAAGCCGGAATGATTAAAGCTCTTTATGACCAGTTAAATGGTATGAAGAAAGCAGATCTTTCTGATTCCTTTGTAAAAATCATGGGTTCAACTCTTAAAGAGGAAGACGATATGGAAGATGAAGAGGATGAGGAAGAAGAAAAACCAATGGAAAATAGAAAACTCAAGAAAGAAGATCTTGAACTTAATGTCAAAGATGACATTGATGCCATCACAAATGGTGAAGAACTTTCTGAAGAGTTTAAGACCAAAGCTTCCACAATCTTTGAGGCAGCCGTATCTGCTAAAGTCATCTCTGAAGTAAACCAAAGGGTTGAAAAATTAGAGGAAGACTATAAAAAAGAGTTATCCGAAGCAAAAGATGAGTATCAGAAAAACCTCACAGAAAAGACCGATGGTTATCTGAACTATGTAGTTGAGGAATGGATGAAAGAAAACGAACTTGCAGTCGAAAAAGGTATTCGTTCTGAGTTAGTAGAAGATTTCATGTCAGGACTCAAGAATCTTTTCACTGAACATTACATCGACATTCCAGAGGAAAAAGTTGACTTAGTTGACGATCTTTTTGAGAAAGTTGAAGACCTCGAGCAAAAACTTGATGAGTCAATCAATGCTAATGTCGAAACAAAGCAAGAACTTTCAAAGTATAAGAAACAAGAAGCTCTTCGTGAAGTAACTGAAGAACTTGCTGATACAGAGAAAGAAAAACTTGAAAAACTTTCAGAAGGTGTAGACTTTGAAGATGACGAGCAGTATAAAGAGAAGCTCGAAGTAATCAAAGAAAACTACTTTCCAAAGGTTGTTGCAGAAACTACTCAAACAATAACAGAAGAAGTTGAGAATAACGAAACTGAGATAGTTGAGGAAGTTGAACCTTCAGTTGATTTTTATGCAAAAGCACTGAAGAAACATAATATTTAATTTTTAACCCAATTACTTTTAAGGAGATATTACAATGTATCTAGCTGAAGGACTACAAAAGAAATGGGGCCCAGTCTTAGACCATGAGGACATGCCTAAGATTAAAGACCCATATCGTAAAGCGGTTACAGCCGTTCTCTTGGAAAACCAAGAGATTGCGATGAAAGAACAAGGAAATCAAGGACAAGGTTTCTTGACTGAGGCCATTGGTAACTTGGCCCCAAGTGCTGCATCTCATCCATCACCAATAACGTATGCCGATCCTGTCATGATTTCCATGATTCGTCATACAATGCCAAATCTTATGGCTTATGATGTTTGTGGTGTTCAACCAATGACTGGCCCAACTGGACTCATTTTTGCAATGAGAGCAAAATATGACACACAGGATGGTGCAGATACAATGTGGAATGAACCAAATACCACACATTCAGGTGATGCTGGTGATGATATGACATCATCTGGTACAGCCGGTACTGCTGGTGCACAAGGTGGTTCACCTGCACTTGCACTTAATGGTCAAGGTGTTGCAACAGCAACTGCTGAAGATTTCGGTATTACAGCCACAGATGGAACGGCTAACCAAGATTTCCAACAGATGGCCTTCTCAATTGACAAGGTTACTGTAACAGCTAAGACACGTGCACTCAAGGGTGAGTATTCGATGGAATTAGCTCAGGATCTCAAAGCAGTTCATGGTTTGGATGCTGAAACAGAATTGGCCAACATCATCTCACAAGAGATTTTGGCTGAGATTAACCGCGAGGTTATCCGCACAATTTATTTCTCTGCAGCACACGGTGCACAACATAACACAACAACAGCCGGTGTTTTTGACCTCGACACAGATTCTAATGGTCGTTGGTCAGTAGAGAAGTTCAAAGGTTTAATGTTCCAGATCGAGCGTGAAGCTAATGCAATTGCAAAGGCCACACGTCGCGGTAAAGGTAACATCATCATCACATCCTCAGATGTTGCATCTGCAATGGCAATGGCCGGAGTAATGGACGGAAGTGGAATTGATGACACAGGCAACACCTTTGTCGGAACACTCAATGGTCGTTATCGCGTCTACATTGATCCATATTTCAGTGCATCTGCAACAAACTTCTTTGTTGTTGGATATAAAGGTTCCAGTGCTTATGATGCTGGTATTTTCTACTGTCCTTATGTTCCATTACAAATGGTTCGTGCGGTTGGTGAAAACTCCTTCCAGCCTAAGATTGGTTTCAAGACACGTTATGGTATGACAGCCAATCCTTTTGCCACACAAACAGATCCTTTCACGGATTCCGTTGGTTTGGGAACTGGTGCAAACCTTTACTACAGAATGGTCAGAGTTGACAATCTGATGTAATCAATTCTCTTGGGTTTCGCTACACCAAGGGATCGTTAAGAAGAGGGGAAGTCGGGAAACTGGCTTCCCCTTTTTTGTTTTTTGATCCTTACTAAATATACTAGAAAGGATACTATGTCAGCACTTCAAAACTTACCAGACAATTTTAGTTACCT